ATATTGGAATGATTATATTGAAGAGTTATATTCTGCAGATGCTCGATTAATGACTGCATATTTCAATATTGGTGCAGATGATCTTAGAGAACTTACATTTGATGATGTAATCTTTATTAAAGATAGTTATTGGAGAGTCCAAAAGATTTACGATGCAACGCTAGATGAAATTAGTACAGTTAAAGTAGATTTAGTTAAATTAATTAATTGGAATCCACCTGCATGTTTAATTGCTCGTCCAATTGTTTTAGGTACCGATCAAACTGCTGCAACTAATCCAACCACGTTCGATGGTAAATTATTCTTTCACTTTTTAGGCGGAGTACCGGTTAATATATCAACTGGTGAATATTCTGCTTCAGTAACTGGTCCTAATGGTTATACATGGAGTGGAAATCACGTTCAACAATCAGTTAAAATTCTTACAGGTCTAGAAACTGGTGATTACTTTGTAACTATTACTGATGGATGTGGTACTAGCGTGACTGTAAAAGAAATTGTAGCTAACTGTGAAGATACGCCTCAATTAATTGTTGGAGTATCTAATCCAAGTTATCTTAATTATGGTACTACGTTTAATAATGGATTAATTCAAGGTGCATATTTATTTCCAACTTCACGCGATGTAACTGCCACTGGCGGAGGAGCAGTTCCAGCCGGTAATGATATTTACCTTCAAACTCAAGGTCCTGATGGTTATTTTGTATCGCAAAATATAAGTGATGGCGATGTTGTTACTATAAATGGCTTACTAGGTGGAAATTATGCAACGACAGCTCAAACTGATTGTAGAACTACAGTTGAAACATATAAAGTTGGAGATTTAGACGTAACAGTGAGATACCCATCTGTGAAATATGGTGGATATACTGATTCAGCGGATGGATCAATCACCGTAAATTTAAATACAAGTAGTTCAACATGGTCTAGTTCAATATCTAAATGGAATGGTACATCATATGTTTTATTACAAGAATTTACGAATATACCTAATAATCAATCTGTTATACTTGATAATTTAACAAACGATTCTACATCAGGTTACACATGGTATTCGATAACGGCACAGGATGCCGTATCGGGACAAGCATGGCAAACACCGTTGTGGACTTACGCTACATGGTCTAATACTACAAATCAAACTGGCTTTTTACCTACTGGAAAAACAGCACCAGGCAGTACGACAATTCCACACCCAGATTTATTAAATGGTCCTAATAATATAGTTCCTACTGAATTTAGCTACATTGGTTTTGATAACATTTACAATGAACTTGATAACGCATATTTCCTTAGAGATATTGGTCCTGATATTGAAGTTCCAGCACCAACACAATGTAGAGTAGTTTTAAATATTAATAGTGGAACATATACTGGAGACATTAATAACATTAGAGCTATTATATTTGATGAAAATACTAGTATGGCATTGAATCCCGGTATATCATTATCTGGAAGTGGAGGTAATATTAACAGTATGGGTACTAGTAGATCATTCTCGGTATTCGGTGGAGCAACTCCAAATGTTAGAGTTGGATTCTACTCAACTGACGGTACTAGTGTAATTACAAATCTTACAAATGCTGTAGTGAGAGTACAATACACTCAGTAATATTAAATTCATAAAATAAAGGAAGTATATCTTTAAGTAATATGGCAGAAGTAGAAATTAAAGTCAAGATTGACGGAGTAGAATATACTCAAGAACAATTAAAGGAACTTGCAACTGGCGCTAAGAAAGCTGGTGAAGGTATGGAAGATCTTGGTGATAAAACCAAGAAAGCCGGTGAAGAAGCTACTATCTTCGGTGATATCAAGAAGAAATTCTCTGATATGACTGGAGGTATTATGAAGGTCGTACGATCATTTAAGACACTTAAGGGTGCAATTGCTGCCACAGGTATTGGTTTACTTATCACCGCGCTTGGATCACTTGCAGCGTACTTTACATCAACCGAGGAAGGTTCTAGAAAGCTAGCGATCGCTACTGAAACTCTATCGATCTTATGGGGTAAATTAATTGAAACTGCTGCTGGTCTTGGTAAAAAGATTATGTCAGTTTTTCAAGATCCAGTGCAAGCTGTTAAAGATCTTGGTAAAGCGATCGTTGATAACATTGTCGAGAGATTTAATTCTCTATTAGATGTTTTAGGTTATGTTGCTTCTGCATTTAAGAACCTATTTGCTGGAGAATTCACTAAAGCATGGGAAGATGTTAAAGCAGCTGGTGAAGAAATGGTTGACGTATTTACTGGTGTTGATAATTCTGTTGAAAAACTTACAACTGGCGTAAAAACATTCTATAACGAAGTTAAAACAGCAGTTGAATCAGCAGTTAATGCAGCCACTCGATTAGTAGATGCTCAACGAGCGTTAAGAGATCAACAACAAAAGTTAATTGTTGAAAATGCAATGTTAAACAAAGAGCTCGAAACTCAACAAAAGATTGCAGAAGATACTACTAGAACATACGAAGAACGTAAAGCAGCCCTTGAAAGGGTTGGAGAAGCACAAGTTAAATTAGCAGAGAACGTTGCAGCACAAGCAAAGAACGAAGAAGCTCTACTTAAATTACAAATCCAAACTGCAAACTCATACGAAGAAAGAGAAGAGTTAGAAACTCAACTTGCTGAAGCTACTGCATCTCGAATTGAGGCAGAAACAGCATTAGAATTAAAAAAATTAGAGGTTTCAAAGATCACAGCGGAACTTGAATTAGAGGAATTAGATAGAAAGAGATCAATTAACGATGCCATCCAGAATTTAGAGTTATCTACTTTAGAGAATAAACGTCTAGCAGCATTCGAAGCTTTAAGAATTGCTGAAGAAGCTGCACTAGCAGAACTAGAAACATTAAAAGCAACTGAAGAAGAGAAACAAAGAATACGCGATGGCTATGCAAAACTACGTACACAACTGGAGAAAAGTACTTCAGAATCTGAACTTGAAATTACAAGACAAACTCTTGGTTCTGTTGGAGAAGCCTTCGGTGAAGGAACTGAGGCTTATAAAGCATTTAAGATTGCTGAAACAGGCATTTCAACCTATTCTTCAGCTACAAAGGCCTACGAAAGTGCAGTCGCGGTACCTGTTATCGGTCCTGTCCTTGGTCCTATTGCTGCTGCAGCTGCTATCGCTTCTGGTCTAAAGACCGTAAAGCAGATTATGAATACTCAACTTCCTGAAACACCACAATATGCATTCGGTGGTTATGTTAATGGACCTTCTCACTCTGCTGGAGGTCAAATGATTAACGCCGAAGGTGGTGAATTTATCTTAAATAAATATGCTATGAGACAACCAGGTGTTGGTCAAATAGCAGAAGCTTTAAACGGTATTGCAACTCCAGCTAGTCAAAGTCCAGGAATGATGCCGATCAAAACATATGTTGTTGCAACCGAAGTTAGTTCAGCACAAGAAGCAAACTCTAAAGTAGAGAAACTTGCGCGACTTTGATGATATAATAATTATGCATTACGTTTACGAAATATATGACATCTACGGTTCTCCAGTCTATGTTGGAGAAACCAAAGATCCTATTAGAAGAAAAAGAGAACATACATCATTACATGATAGTCGTGCAAAATTCAAAGAACATGCATTTCATGTGATTGGTGAATATGACACTAAAGATATTGCATGGAAAGCCCAATGTAAATTACAAGAAGAATATGGTCTAACAACTGATAGAGAACATAAATCTATTAACGGTTCTAAAGCAGTGAAATCTTTGTATCATTTGTCTAGTATGGGTAAAAAAGGAGGAAAGACTACTGGAAATATCATTAGGACGTGTCCATCTTGTGGAATGACAATAAAAGGTGGAGTTTACTTTAGACACATAAAAAAATGTACCTTATAATGAACGAAGAAATTAAGAAAATAGTAGAATTAGATATCGATTTAGATCAAATGGAACTAAACGATATGGGTGTAGACGTAGTCAGTTTCGTAACTGAACCAGCTATCGAAGTAGATTTCATGGCATTTGCAGTAGATACTGCTGACTTAGCTCCATACATCGATCAAAATGAAGAGTATACCGACGAACAAGATATTATTCTAGATTGGGCCAAAGAACATGGCGAGATGATCACAGAAGACTGCACGGTGATTAAAGCTAATGAAGTATTTAATACTGTTACTGATATATCAAAGGCCATCCAAGGTCTTGATATTCTATCTAGATTAGGTATTAACCAAGGCGATCCAGCAGAGACTAAATATAGATACTCAGGTCCTAGCGCAGAAAGAGGATTTTGTAGAGCAATGTTAAGCTTGAATAAAATGTATTCTGAGGATGATATGACAACATTAAGATCACGTCTTAGCGTTGTAAATCCTAATATGGGTCCAAATGGTAGAAACTCGTATGATGTATTTGAATATAAAGGAGGAGTAAATTGTCGTCATTTTTGGACTCAACTTTCCGTATTTAAACCAGAAGGAAGTAGACAAGTTCTTGTTATTGAAGAAGGACCAGCAAGCGGTAACGCAGGTAAATCTAATAACTCTGATGATCCATCTCCAACAGGAGCAGTAAGTAATAATGCAAAGTATGGTTTCTCTTTAAATGAAGAGAAAAGAATCGTAGCAGGTCCATTAATGATTCCTAATCAAATGATTCTTCGCAGAGATCAAAACGGCGAACCATATTACGTATACTTTTCAAAAGATACTGTTAAAAAAATCCAAGAACGATTTAATAAGGAACATAGGCATAACAACACAGATAGACAACACGATGGTGAAATCTTACAAGATAACATTCTTCTAGAACAGTGGATCGTTGAACATCCGACATACGATAAATCAAAGTTCTATGGTTTCGATAGATTACCAATGAACACATGGTTCGGAGTATACAAAGTTAATGATGATGAAACATGGGCAAGAATTAAGAATGGTGAATTACGAGGATTTTCAGTTGCAGGTAACTTTTTAGAAAAAGCTAAACCCGTCAATCAAGACGAAGAAACTCTGTCTAAGATTATTAAAATTCTTAAAGAAATACGATGAACTCACAAGACTCTATTGCAAATACGATTACCATTGCTGGACTAGGATCGATCTTAATGGAACTACAACCATACTTGACGTTTTTACTTATCACAACTGGTATCATATTGAACATCTTACGTATCCGAAACAATAAGAAGGACTAACTTTTAGTCCTATGCAATGAAACATTTGAATAGAGGGTGATATAATATGTATGTATTATATTTACCACATACCAGGAATCAAGTACGGATGTACTAATAATTATCCAGGAAGACCAGCTTCTCAATCAGATAATTATGAACTGATTGAAACTCATTTAGACATAATGGAAGCAAGTGAAAGAGAGAAACAACTTAATCTCGAAGCTGGGTATGCATGGTCTGATACACAATACTATTATCTTATGGTAGAAATGGGCAGAAGAGGAGCTATTAGCCAACTTAATAATGGAGGTAATAACTTTACTAATATGGATATAGATACTCGAAGACAAAATGCTAAAAATACAACTCCATGGAAAAATAGTGAATTTCAATCAATGTTAGCAAAAAGACAAAAAGGAATTCCTAAACCAAAATCAAAAGAATTAGCGAAGGCTTTAAACGTCGAATGGACATGTACTTATTGTAATAAGACAGGAAGCGGTAAAGGTAATTACAAAAGATGGGGCCATCATAATGGCACATGTAATTAACCTTTTGTCCGATAATCAATAAAGTATATCCTATATAGTAATGCCAATATATGGTATTTCTATATAAATAAAATTCAATCAATATTATGAATGCAAACGAAGCTGTATCTAAAATTAGATTACTTCTTGGATTGAATGAAGCTACTTTCACATTCGCTACGGCTGTCTTAGTTGACGGTTCTGAGGTTAAAACCGAAGGCGAAATGGTAGAAGGTGCTAGCTTAATGGTGGTAACACCTGAAGGTGATGTTCCATGTCCTGCTGGAATTCACGAAACTGACGGTGGTTTATTAATCACTATCGATGAAGCTGGTACTATTACTGCTATCGAAGAGAAAGCTGCAGAAACTGCTCCTGAAGAAGCTGTAACTGAAGAAGTTGCAATGGAAGAGGAAGTTACTGTAGAAATCCCTGAAGAAGTTGCTCCAGTCATGACTGAAGAAGTTGTTCAAGCTGTTGTTGAAGCTATTGCTCCAATCGTGGAAGAAGTAGCTGCTATCACAGCAGAACTAAAAGAAATGAAAGCTAAATTCCAAGCTTTCTCTGCAGAACCTGCTGCTAAAAAGGTAACAAGAAATGATTTTACATCTGAAAGACTTTCAGCTGTAGATCGTATCGCAAAAATTCGTAAAAATAAATAAATTAATTAATCATGTCGTACATTAACTTAATTGGTAACTTAGGCCAATACACTGATGAAATGTCTTTCGAGGCAATTTCAAACGCAGTACTCCAGACACAATTGATGGAATACGCTACTTTACGTTCAGGATTACGTGCAGGAACTACTGCAGTAAACATCCTTGACGTTGACATTGCAGCACAAGCAAGAAACTGCTCTTGGTCTGACAATGCTACTGTTGACTTCACACAAGTTGACATCGTAATGAATGAGCTTGAATCAAAGCAATCATTATGCCCATCTTCTTTGAGAGAATACTACTTAGCTGAGAAGCTTTCTGCTTCTGCACACGCTGAAGAAACTCCATTTGAAGAAGTAATCGTTAATCTTTACACAGAGAAAATCAAGAATCACAACGAGAAATTGTTAGCTACTGATTTGATCGCTAAAGTTGTTGCTGGTGGTACTACTACATCTCAAGCTGCTGCTTCTGATGCTGATACAATCTTAGCTGATGTATACGCTTTAGTTGACGCTATCGATCCTGCTTACGCTGGTCGTGAAGATTTGATGGTATTTATGTCTCCAACTAACTTCAACTTCTTACGTAGAGCGTTAGTTAGCGCTAATTTATATCATTTTTCTCCATCTGATAACAACAACGTATTAGAAATTCCTGGTACTGGCTTTAAAGCTATCAAATTAACTGTTGACGCAGGTAATATTGCTACTATGATCGCTGGTCCTGCTAAGGATATCGTTGTAGGAGTTGGTCTAGAAGATGATTTCGATCAATTGAAAATGTGGTACTCTCAAGACAACGACCAAGTTCGCGTAATGGCAGCATGGAGATTGGGTCTTGCAGTAGTTAACGCATCTGCATGGTCTTTCAACGGACTTTAATATACCACCACTAAACAAATTATAAGGGCTTCGGCCCTTATAATTAACTAAAAATAGAATCTAAATTATGTCTTGTCAAATTACTTCTGGAATGGTATTAGGCTGCAAAGATTCGCAAGGTGGTATCGAATACTTATACATTGCGGATCTTCCAACATATGATACTATCACTACTGACGTAGATGGTAAAATCGAATCGTTGGACGCAGCTGGTGTTCCTACATCAATCACTTGGTATAAATATGAAACTCCTAAACAAGTTTCAAGTTTTACTGAGACAATCACAGCCGCTATTGAAAATGGAACTGTGTTCTACGATCAACAAGCAACCTTTATTTTTAATAAAATGGAGGCCATTAAAAGAGATCAAATTAAATTATTAGCTCAAAACCCAAAACTATTAGTTGTGGTTAAAGATGGTAATGGTAAATTTTGGTCAGTTGGAGTATCTCGCGGAGCTGAACTTATTTCTGGTTCAGTTACTACTGGAACTTCTTATGGCGATCGTAACGGAGGAGAAATCGTGCTTCAGGCACTCGAGTCCGAGCCGAGCTTCGAATGCTTAGCATCTTTTGTTGGCGAATAAAAATTCGAATTAATATCGAAAATTAGTAGAGGGCTTCTCAATCGAGGAGCCCTTTCTTTTTGCAGTTGTCGAAGTGCCACCTAGCTAATTGTGAATGTTTAGCGGTTTTATTACAATGTGGACATGTTCTTATTTTACTAGCTGATTTCTTACCATTTTCAGATTGTCTTTCAGGAGTGTGTAATCTTCCAGATTCAGCAGTTATTTTACCAGATGTTTTACCTCCTTTACTACGATTAGCTTGCGTAAAACTGTAAGTGCGTTGAGACCCATCAAACTTATATCTATTTTCAACGCTTAACCAATATGGTGATTTATCAACTTTATATCCATACTCCTTCTGTAGTTCAATCTCTCTTTCTGAAGCAATGTGAATGTCTTCATGAACTTCAAGAATTTCATACTCTGTAAATCCTTGATCGTTAATTCGTTTCTCGGGTTCACTTGAACACCCGATCTTAATCCCATATATGTGATAGATATAATACATGCTTATTATACGACGAACTATCAATTTGTTTATGAAGTATATCTTATATTAGAAAAATAATCAATTTATATGACTTTGTATTTTAATCCAAATGAACCATCATATTTTACGGTTAATATACCTAATTTATATGTTGGAGCTTTGACAAGAACTGGATCAAATCCACCGTTTGATAAAATTGGACCATGGTACATTTACTTGACGTCAAGATATTCAAATACTAATAATCCATATAGTCAAAGTATTAGATTTACGTGCACTGCAGTTGAATCTAATGATAGATACACTAAGTTTCAAATTGATCAATTATGGAATGGTAATAATATATATTGGGATAAAGACACATTAGCTGATGGTGAATTAGTTGGATATCAACCTTATAATACAACTCCATATCCATCTCCAACATCTGGACAACAATATAATCTAGGATTAGTTAAATATATTAATTATCAATACTATGGTGAAACTGGCACAAGTTCAGACCTAGAATTAAATCCGATATATACTGATAGTAGCAATTCAGATAATCCACCACAAACGGTGACTAATGACAGTGCAATGTCATTTGTAATATACAAACAATAATATGCAAAAATACGTATTTAAATCTCAAAATTTCGAAGCAATTAAACTTCCAGTTATTGCAGAGCGTTCTGGAAAAGAATGGATCGACTTCGGACAAGGTAATTTATATCCAGAATTATTAATCGAATTGTATAATAACTCAGCGATGCATCACACCGCCATTGACGCTAAAGCAGATGCTATTACCGGTGAAGGAATTGTAAAATTTGGTTCAACTCCAATGAACTCTAAAGGAGAAACACTAGATGATATCTTTGAAAAAATTGCTAGAGATTATTTAATCTTTGGTGGTTATTCATTAAATGTAATCTGGTCAAAAGGCGGAGATTCAATTGCCGAGGTATATCACCTTCCATTTAATTTAGTACGTTCTGGTAAAATGAATGAAGATGAAGTTGTAGATGAATACTACTACTCTTCAGATTGGAAACAAGCTAGAAAATTCAAACCAAGTGCTTATAAATCATTTGATATTACAGATAATAAAGGTGATAATGCTTCACAAATATTTTATTACTTTGATTATACAGTAGGTAATTCATACTATCCACTTCCATCTTATGTTGGTGCTGTAAACGATATAGATCTCGACGCACGTATTTCACGCTTTCATAACTCTAATATCTCTAATGGTTTAGCACCTTCTATGATGTTGACATTCCGTAACGGTATTCCAACTCAAGACGAACAAGACGAAATTTGGAGAGACATCGAAAATACCTTTGCAGGTGAGGACAATGCAGGAAAGTTTTTCGTAAATTTCGCAGAACCAGGACGTGAACCAACTGTAGAAACTATCGAAAATGCAAATGATGATTATTATATTACACTAGAATCTAGAGTAAGTTCGAGAATCCTCACTGCCCATCGTATTACATCAGGTCTTCTTCTCGGAATTAAAGACGCTACCGGTTTTAGCTCTAATGCCGATGAAATTCAAACTTCATTTAACCACTTCTTAGGTACGGTTATTATTCCAGACCAAAAAAGAATTCTAAAATCTTTAACTAAAATTATGGGTTGGATGGGTTATAATGTTAAATTAGAAGTTGATCAATCTCAAATCCTATATACTCAACCAGTTAACACATCAACGGTTGATCAAACAAATATAATTGAATAACATAATGACTGCTTTATTTATTACTGATCAGAAACTAAAATCATTTACTGGAATTGACGAGAACGTTGATCCAGCATTGTTATACCCATTTGTATTGCAAAGCCAAGATACGTGGATCCAAACTACATGTGGAACAAAGCTTTATGAAAAGTTAAAGCAACTAGTAGTCGATAAGATGATTTATGCTACTGATATACCAGAAGCTTATCAAACACTCTTAGACGATTACATCGCGCCTACGGTAGTTCACTACTCATACTATGCTGCGTTACCTACTTTAAAGTATAGAACTACAAATAAAGGTATCTTATCAGGAACTTCAGAGGTTGCTCAAGGGATCACTTTAGAAGAGCTGCAATATTTACGTAATAGTATCTTCGACACAGCAAAGTTTTATAACGAGAGATTACGCGATTATCTCGTATGGCACATGAACGATTACCCTGAATATAAAACATACAATAGTCAAGATGGTATGGCTGCTAATAAAGGCACATCATATTATACTGGCTTAGCAATACCAAAGAAAAGATATGGATATTACGAAGAAGACGACTGCAATGGCTGTAACAACACGCCGCTCAACTAAATCAACCGAATCTAATATTGAAAAACTAGAACTATACTTTAAAAAGAATGAAAGCAAAGTTAGATCAAATACTAAGTAAGTGGTTAAGTCGTAAATTGTTGGTGTTTATTACATCAGCAATCGCGTTATTCACTGGACAAGTAGATGGTGATTCATGGGTAATCATTGCGACGGCGTATATAGGTACAGAAGGAATTATAGACGCAGTCACTAGATTGAAAGGAATCAGAAACAATTCAATTTAAAAGTATATCTTAAACTATAAAATAAATTATAATAAATTATGAGCTTACAAAATAGAGAATCAAGCTATATTCAAGCAGTTTCTAACAGATGGGATGTTGCCATTCCACAAAAAATGGAAGCAGTAGTAGCACCTGCAACTTTTGCTGAAGAATCTACATTATACATTGATGCACCAGCAACTGTAACGTTTATCCCATCGGGACAAGCAACTACAGTAACTGCAGCATTCGCAGCAGGATGGATTCCTGTTCGTGCAATCGAAGTAGTATCAGTATCAGCTGGAAACTTATATAGAGCATACTAATGTTTTTCGTAAACGCAAATACAATTCTTAAAGCTGTAAGTGGAGTAATTATTCCACCTGTATTGAGGTTATGGAATACCGTAACTACTGTGTGGGAAAACACTACAGACAAGTGGGAAGATTAAATATAAATAATTAATTCATGGCTCAATTAACAGGCAATCAAATTAATAACTCCTACCAAGGATTGATCAAAACCGAATCAAACGGTGCTATTGGTGCAGGAGCTACAAACCTAACAGACGGTTTAGGTAATCAAACTGGATTAACCTTAAATTCAGGCGGCGAAGTACTTTACACCGCAGGTACAGGTTATACTGATAATTCTATAAAGAACACTACTTGGAATCTTTCTAATTATCCAATGGGAGCAATCGGTGGTTCTGCAACTTCTTTCAACATGAAAGACTCAGTAGACAACTATATTGGATACATCTCTATGGATAGATATGGATCGATGTATTACATGAATGCTCACGGTAACCAAGGTGAATCTCACGTATTTCAATCTAAAACAGGTGCTGGCGGTACCACTCCTGCTAAGATTAGTATGAATGCTTATAATAGTGTAAACAACTCTGATAACTGGTATTTAGGTTATCAACAATCAGTTGATGCATTATCATATAATAGTACTACTGGTGATTTAACATTAGGTAGACAATTGTCTAGTGATTTAGTGGTTAACATTCCAGTTCCAGTGGCTGGTGTAACTTCAATCATTGCTGGTTCTGGTATTTCAGTTGACCAATCTACTGGTGATGTAACTGTTACGGCTACTGGTGGTGGCGGTGGAGGAGTAACTTCAACTTTTGGTGCAAGACCAGATGTTAATTTAGGTGGTGCTCTTTCAAACTCATACTACAGAACATTCCCAACAATTGGAGATATGAGTGGATCAATGGGTGCTGCAATCGATCAAGGAAATGGAGCTGCTTTCATCTCTCGCTTCCTTCCTTCTGCGGGTTATGAAATTACAGAATGGATCCTTCCAATCTTTAACAATGCAGCATTTACAGGTAACCACACAATGGAAGTAGCTGTATACGACATGTATCCTGGTTCATTTGCACCAAGAAACAAAGTTCATTCTGACACTGTAGTTATTCCATTAACTGGATCAAATATTAATTACGTATATTCTTTACCAACCAGCTTCACTCCAACTTCAGACGCATATTGGATTGCAATTCAATCAGACACAAGTGATACTGATGGAGTTTACATTGGAGTTGCATACGGATTTTCAAATCAAATTATCAACAATAGAGTTTCATACAATTCAGATCCTGCAGCAAATGCAAGAGGTATGAACATCTTGAGATATGCGAGTGGTGCACTTCCTGCAACTTTTACTGAAACACAGGAATTTGGTCAACGTGAAGAATTTATGTTCTTAGGTTACAGATAATACATAGATATATAGAATACCTAACGAAGAGTGCCATTTTTGTTAGTAAATTGTTTTTTTGGTTTTTAAACCCGGGTCTTTCGATCCGGGTTTTTTTATACCTAAAAAAGGGAGCAATTAGCTCCCTTTCTTTTTAAGACTAGAATAACTTCTAATAAGAATAGAAATTATGAATAGCTGCTCTTAATCGTTTAAAGTCAGCATCAAACCTTTCCATAGGAAAGGCATCTAGCTCAACAATATTAAAACCACAAGTTAAAGAATCATCACTAGCTGAAAACTCATTAAGGCCAGTAATAACACCTAAAGCTTGTAATGCTTTAAGATCGTTGAATAATTTACCACAAGTGTAGTTATGATCTTCTTCACAATCATCAAACACATTACAGAAAATTGCATCAACTTGATGGTTCTGTAAAGTGATCCAATCGAAGGATGGTACAAAAGAACCAGACCACTCTAAATCTTCAATATCATGATCTAGTAACATTTCACATAATGCTTCAAGATAGATCCTAACAGATTTAAGATAAGGAGTTGATTCTGGTAATTCAGATTCATACTTAGAGATTGCTTGACATGCCTTAGTATAATAATTATACACGGAGTCCTGATAGCATTCGTTTACGATCTCAATGAGATCTTCGTTAATTAGTTGTGTGTTTCGTTCCAATTTTTCGTCGTTTTAATTTAGTATTATACCCGCAATCTAGGTAAAGTTTCAAATGTTTTTAATTTAATGATGAAACTTTTTTTAATTCTTGTGTATATTAATAGAACTTAATATACATTACAATGACAGAAACATTTAAATTAGTCAAAGAAACTTCAACTCGTAAATACGAAGTTTCAAATTTAGGTACCATTAGAATTAATGGACACGTAGTTAATCGCGAATCAATCTGCCACAAATTTGGTGGTAAAGATCAAGATTATTGGTATAACGGTGCAATTGGTGGTTACTTACACCGTATAGTTGCTCTTAACTTTGTAGATAATCCAGATCCAATTCGTAACACATCAGTAACTTTTATCGATGGTGATAAAGATAATATTACTGTTAATAATCTTAGATGGTCAAATATTACTGAAATTAATAAGAAAAGTGTTAACGTTAGAAGAACAACATCTTTAGCGTCTGACCCTTCTCTATTTATTCAACCTACCACAGATGAAGAACGTTTATTGATTGAAATGCGAACAAAGCTTCGATATACTCCTCAATATATTGCAATCTTAACTGGTCTAGGTGAGAAGTATGTTAAAGAAACATTACACAGTTTACGTAAGTCTACAAATGTTCAGAGAAAGCGTGCACAGAATAAACACTTAGTTGTAGATAGTTTAGAATTATTCCACCATCCTAAACGTCAATTGCATATCGATATCTTGAATCTTCGTTGTGTTAACAAGTTAAAGTATAAAGACATTGCAACTTCACTTAATATTCCACTTCAAACAGTTAAGAACGTTCTTCGTCGACTAAGAGTTAAAGAAGGTGAAGAAAGACGAATTGATTTACCAGCTAAACTTGGTCGACCACGTAAAACCGTAGAAACTAAAGAAGTAACTCAACACGAAAGAACTTTAGAAACAGAATCTAGGAAATGGCTCTATTTATTTCCTACTAACGAGATAGAGATGAAAACAATCCATCTTCGTAAGAACCTTGGTTATTCGTATGGTGAGATTGCTGCTGAACTTGGAATTCCATTTCCTAAGGTTAATAACATATTAAAGTCATTCCGTGTCGCTAAATAATCAAGACGATCTGAATCAGTTTTGGGACCAATTTGATGATGAGTTTAATTCTTCTAGAATAAGACTTATGATTGAATGGTCTCTGACTGATATAGATATTGACGGCTTACCTGATATGAAAATAGAACCTAAGTATAAGAAGAAATTGAATGCTTCTTTATATGTTAAAAAGAATGGTAATGAGCTCTTTTAGCTTTCATTGCTTTAAGCCTCTGGTAAGTCCTTTCACCTTCCCTTTCTTAAAGTAACAAAGGTTATACTGCTGATTATGAGAATAGTTTCAGAAAAAACAAAAAAGATTACATAAGTATAAAAGATATGATTGATAACAACGACCGGGAGTTCTTTAACTTCTTTGAATTTGGTAATGGAAGAACATATGGTTCTGATGCAGACATGTTAGAGCTTAAGACCTACATAGGAACACTTGAGGGCAGTCCTAATGGCACAATACACGTGCAAGATATATTTTATTATCTCATAGACAAGAATCATCTAAGTGACTGGAATGATGTTAGATACTTAGAGCATTCAATTGCTGAAGATATTGAAGCAGCATTCGAATATTTCATTGAACACGAATGGTATGAAGAAGCCCATAGATTAAGAAAAGCTATTAGATATATGAAAGATTACTTCATTAGAAATGATAATTCATACGAAGATAAATAACTAAATAACACAACAATGGAAAGTATACAATTACTTACAACTACATGTAGAAGATTCGTAGAGCGAGGTATGGGTATGAATTGGGATCATCTTAGATTTTATATCAGAAGACAACATCCAACTGATATTATTACACCTGATGAAATAGCTGCTACATTAGTATTTCTATTAGATGTTTACGAAGGCAGAGAAGAATATGAAGTATGTCAATTAATACACACAATTTTAAAGCAACTATACGAAAATACTAATGGAAAAGCGTACTAGAAAAATACAAATACTAATGACTGAAGAAGAGATTCAATCTTTATATAGAATTCTCTTTTGGGATCAAGCCAAAGGTTCAGAAACGAGGACAATAAGTTCATTATGTAGAAATATATTAAAAGAAGAAATAGAAAGAAGACCAGAAGAAGATTTAAAACCAATAAACTTTAAAAAAAATAAGAAATGAATGTAAAAATATACATGCCGAAATTTGCAACAGATATGGATATCGAATGGACTGACCGTGAAAAGGTATTTCTAGCTTTTATGTTAGAAGTATCATATGTCGAAGGTTGGGAAACTACTTACTATATGCATATCACAGACTTTTGTAGAATCATTGGCTCTCATCCAGCAAAACTGGTTAATTCATTAACAAATCTTAGGCAAGTATTTCGTATTGCACACCTTAGTAATTTTACAATTCGTATTCAAGGTAGAAATCCTGGTAAATATCATGATGGTACTTTGGTTAAATCACAACTACAACAATTAACTGATTATAAAGCAATTGCAATGTGGTATTATTTAGCTGGTCACATGGTTAAAGGCTTTGATCATATGTTAAGCGACCATGAAGAAGGTAAAGAAATAGTATACACACATCGAGATGAATTTTCAAGCGAACAAAGTAGAAGACTAAATTCACAATTAGAGGTATTTAATGATATACCGGAAAAGGATCTAAATCAAACAACATCTGAATGAAAAGTTGGACTGTTTATAAACTTATAGATTCGAATAATACTGTAATGTATATTGGAGAAACTAGAAGGCCACTAGAAGTTAGACTACATGAACATATTAATATGAAGCCAAACGGCACGAGTAGAGGTAAATTCTATAAACAAAAATTAAATATAGTTGCAGTTGAAACCTTTAATAATAGAAAGGATGCATTAAATCTAGAAGGTATTCTTAAATCTGAGCATGGGTTTGAATGGATTGAAAAAGAAAACCATAAAAAATTAGGTCAACACGCTCTAAACGGTCAATTATTAGAAGTTCAATCTAAAATAAGAACATGTCAACACTGTAATAAAGAAGTGCAAGGCGGAATCTTTTTTAGATGGCACGGCGACAACTGCAAATATAAATTATAATTAATGTCTTGGATTAAAGATAACTATAATGAAATTATAAAATGGGCAAAAAACATTTCTAAAGGCGATGAACTGGCTTCAGATCTATGTCATTACGCTATAGAAAAATTTATGACCCATCATAAATACGATGAGATTATGTATAAAGAATTAGCAGATCCAGAATATGGTCACGCCAGAGGTTTTATACTTGCAATAATGCGTAATAGTTGGTATGGCGCAAAGTCGGAATTCAGCAGAACATATAAACTACATAGAGCAGATATAGGAACAAGAAAAAGAAATATAACGCCAGAAGCATTTGAAACTAGGTTAGAAGAAGTTGGCCGACAAGAATACGATTATGAAAAAGACTATGTAGTCGAAGCCATCACCGGAATCCTAGAAGAGATGGAGATTGATACCAAGGACCTTTGGTTTAAGGGACGTCTATTTAAACTGTACCTTCAAACCCCAAACTTCTCAAAACTATCGAGAGAAACCGGCATCCCAAGAACATCAATTTCTAATGCAGTAGAAGAAGCAAAGATTTATATTAAACAACAACTAAAAGAAAGAAAGATAGATTATGATTTTTAACCTAATAGGACTTGCATGTCTTGTCCATATCCTAGTAGACTTTATCTCCAGTTTTGATCTACCTGAATTACCAAACAAACCATTCCGTTGCGAACTGTGTATGGGTTTCTGGTTGTCAATCCTACCGTTAACTATAATGTATGGCGCAACCGGCCTATTAGCAGCTCCAATTGTCGGAGTTCTAGCCGACCTAATTTTCAGATTAAAGAATAGACTATGACAACCGAACAAATCCAGCAATGGTCAACCGAACCTCAGAATCGCAAACTGTTTAGACCATATAATGCAAAGCCAAACTCAGTTCAACTACAACAGATCTTTGAGATTGCAAGCATCGTAGATCCGGCCGGTAACCATAAGCAATCCAGTTGTGGCCGCTGTCTCTACAGAGCACTCGGAGCTCTCTGGCTCTACTTTAATAAATTCGAATAGAATCTAATGTTTGAAAAATAATGTACTACATATACCACATACCAGGAGAGAAGATTGGATGTACAATGAATTATCCAGAAAGACCAGCAAGTCAATCAGATAATTATGAATTGTTAGAAACACATACAGATATCTATGTAGCATCAGAAAGAGAAACAGAACTACAAAAAGAATATGGACTACGATGCAGATCAAACACACCATATTATGTAAGTATGGAAAGAGCAAGAGTAGCCGCCTCAAAAAGCGCAACAAGTCCTAATAGATTTGGAGCAACACTTTCAGAGGACCACAAACAGAAGTTACATGCTCATATAGGAGATCACAATAAATCAAAGGTAGAATGCCCACACTGTTCAAAAGTAGGTCAAAGAGCTGCAATGGGTAGATGGCATTTCGACAATTGTAGAAATCGACACTAAGTATATCTAATATTAAATACTATCAAAATACAATAATTATTATGCCCTTCGAGAAGAACGACCCAAGAATTAACAGAAACGGAAGACCGAAAGGAGCTGCTAACAGAATTACTGAAGAACTCAGAGAAGCTTTCGCTATGTTGCTTGAAAATAACTTAGAACAGTATGAGATTTGGTTAGCAAGAATAGCTGAGACACATCCTGAAAAAGCCTTAGACCTAGCGATTAGATTATCAGATAGATTCCTACCAACGTTAAGTCGACAAGAAATTACCGGTAAGGACGGTACAGACCTATTTAAGAACGTTAAATTTAATTTTGGAGATGGCCAAGACACACCAACCTCAGAAGATACAGAAGCCTAGACTTAAGCGCAAAGGCGTTCATTCAAAGAAAAACAAACCTCAGAAGAAATATAGAGGCCAAGGTAAATGATAGAATATGAACACTACTACGACGGCGAAGCATTATATAGCGAGTGATCCAGGAGACGAGATGGTCTTCATATATTGGGACGATCATATGGATTACACTGATGAAGAATAGTATATATGAGTCAGAAAGAATTTATTGGCTTTACACCACATCAGAAACAGAAAGAGATTATTCAATCGATACTTGGTTCAACGAGCAAGTTCCATATTGCGAGCATTGGCAGACAGTTCGGCAAGTCTCTAATGGGTATGAACCTACTGTTGTATTGGGCGATCAACGACAAACCATGCAAAATCCTTTGGGTCTCGCCTGTTTACTCTCAGTGTGCGAAGGTCCACAAAGAACTATACAATGCGATAGCTGCGTCGGGTATTGTCGAGCAGAACAACTTTTCATCTAACGAGCTCACCTTAAAGACTGGCTCTACGATCTTATTTAGATCTGCTGAAAGATATGATAACATTCGAGGACTGACGCTCGACTACGCCATAATTGATGAGGCTGCGTTTATTAAAGATGACGCATGGGCTGAAGCCATCAAACCTACTCTATTAGTACGTGGCAAGAAAGTCTTATTTATCTCAACGCCTAAGGGAAAGAATTGGTTCCACGATCTATATCAACTCGGACTGTCAGACGACCATCCAAACTATATGTCGTATACTGGTTCAAGTTACGATACACCATACATCGAAGACTCAGAAATCGAAGAAGCTAAGAGGACCATTCCAGAGAATGTATTTCGTCAAGAGTATTTAGCGGCTTTCATCGATTCAGGTGGCGAAGTCTTTACAAACATCGATAAGAATACATTCACAGCTTATAGTCAACCAGAAGGTAAGGTCTATTGCGGCATCGACCTCGGAAAGCAAGAGGATTACACTGTCGCAACCTTTATCGACTCTAAAGGTAAGATAGTAGATATCTATCGCGCCAATGGCCAAGAGTGGACCACGATGACCAATGAGATCTTGAAAAGGGTCAAACAGTGGAACGCAACCGTAATGGTCGAAGTTAACTCAATTGGTGACGTAATCTACGAACAGATCAAAAAACAATGGCAAGATACTCATCCATTTATTACAAGTTCAAAGAGCAAGAACGAGATCATTGAAGGATTAATACTAGACTTTAACGAGGATACTATTAGGATGCCATCTAAGGAGTTGTTTCAGGCTCTGTATAGTGAACTTAGTACCTTCACTTACGAATACAATCCAAAGACTCGAAACATTCGATACGGTCATCCAGCCGGAATGCACGACGATACT